TAGAGTCACTCCACACTGGAATAAATCGTCCATCTTCTGTCTTCGTATATGTAAGTATACCGTCTCCCATTCGCCTTGTCAACTCTTGGCTTGTAGGAGTCATGTTATTTGTTATTAATTTATCTTTTCTTGGTTGACCAATGTGTATAGTTGCAAGTATAGCACAAATCTCTTTAACTTGATCTTCTGAATAATATGCTCTTATTTGAAAACCTGTTTTACCATCAATGCTAGATCCAACTGGTGGAGGAATAACTCCTCGTTTTATTAATCTTGGCATATATTTTCTATGACGATTAACTAATTTAGCAGTCTCTGCAATTGTATATGCTCGTTTTCTATTTCTTCTAAAATCAGAACGAAGGCAAGTCTCTAGTCTATCTTTGTTAATATTATAAACAGTTACCATACCTGTTGATCTAGAACTGTGGTGAAGCCTTACTAAATCTCCATTAAGGAACCATATCTTTTTACCGCCAGAAATTACAGGTTCGCTATTATATGCTTCGCTCTGAATTTTTCCTTTTGCAGTAGCCATTTCCCCTCCGCAGATTCGCTAGGTGGGTGATAGAACTTTCTATCTCCACACTTGACACAATATGTTTCTAGGTGATCTATGTTTGAATGTATTCTATCAACAAACATTTTTCCTTCACATCTTTTACAGGTCATATCAGTTTGGCACTCCAATTGCAATAACGTTAACTCCAACTGATGCTGTTCCAGATGTTCCAAACTTTACAATAAATCCAACTTCAGAAGCAGTTATTGATGTTATAACAACGCTTGTATTTGATCCAGCGGTTGTGCCACTTACATTTACGATTGATGCTGTAGCAATTGGTGGAAACTTAAAGTTAGAAAATGTTACAGAGTAAGATTTTTCCTGGCCTGCAGTTACTGTTTCATTATTTGCAATTGATTTATATTTTCCAACAAATTTTGTGTCTGAAGTTTTTAGACTCTTTTTTTCTGCTCCAACTACATCAACATCTGTGTAGTTATATGTAGCATCAGAAATAGAAGTAGAAAGGTCATTTACCGCTTCTGCTAACTGATAGATATATGTAACATCAAGAGGTTGACCTCTTTCTGGTAGTGGTACTTTTGCCATTTTATTCCTCCTATTAGATTATATCAAAGGTTGTGATCCAGAATCAAAGATTCCTAATCCTGCCTTTATTTCTTTTTTAGATGATGCTAGTTGTATCTTTACACGTACAGTTGTTGTTCCTTCATTTAAAAAAGAATATGAATGAACTGCTGATGTGCCATGCCAAAAAAATGGATTTCCATTAAAACTAACAAAGACATCGTAGGCTGGATGAAGGTTTTCATCTCCCCATACTGCAGTAATTATTTCTTCACTTATTGAAAGTGCACCAGTAGTTCCAATTATATTGGTACCGTCAGAGTTATATATTGGAGACCAGTGTGAAGTTCTATTTCTGTCTTCAGAAATAACCCTGTATCTTGTATTATATTTTAAAGTATCATGGTCAATCGGTGGCAAGGCCGACTTTAAAATTCTTGTTTTTTTAATGTTTACGTCAGCCATTATGTTACACCAATAGAAAATCTAAACTCAATATAGTTACTTGTATTTGGTGATTTAATAATGGTTGTAGCATTATCATTTTTAATAATTGAGTAACCAGTTAATCCGTACAATGGATTTGTTGTTGCAATATTTTCAAGCCTGAGTGCATCTAAAGCAATGTAGTAATCAGATGATGGAAGAGGTCCACCACTAATCCCAGTATCAATAACACAAGCATAAATCTTAACAACAGTGACTGCTTCCCATGTAAAGTTTTGAGTTGTGTACAGTTCTTGTAATTGCTTCTTTACTACAAAGTATCTATTTGTTTCAAAGTCATATCCATCAAAACCATTTTCAATATCAACTTCAAACCTTGCATACACATCTGGTTCTGCAACATCCGTGCCTGCAAAATCAATCAATATTCTAATTGTGTCTGGAACTGCTACAGAATCTCCATCTTTATTAACCAAAGAAAAGGCAAACCTTAGTTCGTCTGTTGGAGAGTTTTTAGAAAAATCAACATTTGGTGCAGTTAAGTGTATATGGTTTGATCCTGGCTCAATAACAATATGGTCAACTCCGCCAGAACCACCGCCATCTAAACTTAAATCTGAGTCATCTCCCTGAATTAATATTGTATTATTTAAAAACCTTGCACGCTCATATCTTTCAAGACGATTTGTTTTATAAAATATAGAATTATCTGCATTTGTTTGAAACACACCGTCTGTTGCAATAACATTATCATCTTCTGGGTCGTCTAAAGGAACTGATATTGTTGGTATTTCTGTTGCTTCAGTTGCTGTGTGGTGAACCCAAGATTCTCCTTGTGCAAATGAAAATACTGTTTTACTGTCATTTGCTCCAGCAGAAGGGTTTGAACCAGAGGAGTATAGTCCTACCTCTGTTATTTCATATCTTTCTTCTGTTGGTAGTTCTGCTGTTAGTACTATTTTATCAATACCGTTTTCATTTATAAAACCTCTAGAAGAAATGGGAACTCTAAACATTTCAAAATCTAGGCTTGTTTTTGTTGCAAAGTTATCAGCAACATCTTCTGTTTGTAATGGTTGAGGTCCACAACCAACTGCAAGATATGAGGCATAGGCGGGTGCCTGACCTAGCATATACTTTCCAATTATGCTTTTACCTTTATTTGTAATCATGATACAGTTTCTCCAAAGTTCGCTTCATATATTGTACCATTTATAGCAATTTGAACTTCTATTTGTTCATCATTGTTCATATTAATAGTCTCAATAATTAAATCTCCAGTTTCTTCTTCAATATAAACGTTTGCTCCATCTGGACCGTTTCCCTCTAGTGGAACCTTTTCTTCAAACTTAATTGCAAAATTAGCAAAATATGTTTCTGAAGTTGATTGTAATTTTAATATATTGTTTGGATTATATCTTTGTTGTATTAGACCAAGGTTTTTTATTGGTGAGTATGAAACCTGTTGACCATTTATAATATCATTTCTAGAAATACTTAGTAACTCGTGCCCACCAATATCTTCAAATATAAGGTCTGTCATTATCTCAATAGACATTCCTGAATCCTCAAACAATACTGTATCTATTGGTGCTGTTTTTGCTGGTGGTGGAGGCGGGGTATTAGATACGGGCAACAAAGATGATGTAAGTGGAATTGGGTCTACGTCTGGTTGTTCTGTTTGTGTTTGTACGGAGGTAGATGTTTGTACAACCTGAGATTCCATTGCAGCAATTCGTGCATCTCTTGCTGTTGTATCTGCTTTTACCCCTGGTGCAATCATTCCTGGACCAAAACCAATATCCCATCCTGCTGCTGCAAACTCTTGTCCAGTTTTAGTTGAGGCAGCAGTAGATGCAGAAATTTGTTTTCCAGATGAATCAAAAAATACTCTTTTTGAACCAGTTGCATTTGGATTATAGTTTGACATTCCTTTTGCTGCAGGATCATTGGTTTCAACAATAGAAAGGTCTTGCCTTCCATATGGGTCTCTAGAGGTATCTGAGGTTATTTTAGATGCTGTAAACACTCCAGACTCTCCAGTTGGTTGCAAAATTGTTTTTCCAATTCCTTGACCAGCGCCAGGAATAAAAGATCCCATTGATCCAAAGCCAATATTTGAAAGACCTTGCTCTTTCATAATTTCTAGTTGTCTTTTATCTATTTTTGCAATTAAGTCTCTTCTTACTCTATCTTCTGAAGTAATTCTGAGTTGTTCTTGTAAAAGAGCAAGTTGATCATCAGGTCTAATAAAGTCATCTGCCATTTTTATACCTCACTCAAATATATCGTCATTGATGGACCCTCTAAAGATCTTGAATACTCAATATTATAAACAACAAACCTAGATAAAGATGATGTAACTAAGTCTAATCCAGTAGAATCCTTATAGTCAATTGTTACAATATCTCCTAATTGAAGCGTTGGAATGCTAAACACATTTACTCCTATAGATTTTTTAGGAACCATAATTTTGTTTATTATCCATTTTATCATTTGTTCTGCGTCATCTTGTGTTTGAATATAGGTGCTGTCTATGCTAAACTCATTTTTACCATACGTCAATCTACTTAGTTTTATTTCATCGTACCTTGATTTTTCAACCAATGGAGAATATGTTAAAGTATTTCCAACAAGTTCTGGATCGGACAGGTTGCTTCTTTTCTTAAAAAATTCATCAACTGTTAGTTCGTGCGTTGTATCTTGAGTAAATGTTATACCTTGAATTCTCAAAAAATTTCCAGTTGTTTCATCTAAGTTTAATGCTTTATCTGTAGCATTAAATATTAAAAACTCTGCTCCATATGAATCAGCATAGAATCCTGAAGTTGTATATCCTTTTATGTTGTTAAAGGTTGGCGAAAGTTTTGCATAAAGTGCTGGATATGCACGATCATATTTAATATCAAAATATGCACATTCACGCATAATTGATCCAAACTCTTCAAAATACATATTATATTTTGGTGGTTGCTGTGCACTAACTCCAGAGAGGTATGTTGATTGAATAACACCACTCATTGCATATTTTCTAAATGATTCATTAAGGTTTATTTCATTTTTTCCAAACATCCCAGTTTCTTTATTAAAATCATTTAAATTTTGAGTTTGTCCAAAAACATTGTTTATTTCTGGAGAGACGCTTGCAACTGTATTTTGACTATAGTTTTGAGATAATGCGTATATATTTTCAAACATACACTTTGAAGAACCACGAACAAATAATGCCATATTATTATATGTTGGTAGAGGATCTGTATCGTCTACAACCTTTATTAATTGGTTGTTTACATATAGGTAGAATCTTCTGGTATTGCCAATGTCAACGTATTCTACTGATAAATCATATACCGTTGAATTTTCTTCTCCAGCAAGTCTTTGCTGACCAGTAAACTTTCCATCATCAACAATGATCTTTGACAACCCACCCCAAAGTTTTACTGGTATAGCATTATTACTTGAAGATTCTTTTTTTATTTTATAAAAAACAATATTATTAATTGAAAATTCTGCCTTATTGTCTTTATCTAATTTCAAGTATGATGTAATATTATCTTCTGTCAATGCAATAATTTCAAAATAATATCCATTATTATTTTCTGAATTTAATAAAAATGCAAGGCCACCACTACCTCCACCAATATTAATATTTTGATCTGGCTTGCTTCCATTTATCTGATAATATGGCGTACTTCCAATTGGTGTTTGTGTTCTTGATGTACTGTTTTCAATTTTTCCAATGATCCTCATTCTTGTACCAAAATGTTTGTATGCATTGTTTAATTCTTTATAAACATATGATACAAAGTTTAATGGTTTTTCTGTTGTTTTAAAAGAAGGTCCATTAAAAACCAAGGCAGATGACTGAATGGTTCCAGATTGTGTTGACTTTAATGAATTAACATCTGTTTCAGTAAGATAGTTAGTTCCCATAAAGTTTTTAATTATACTGTTTCTGGTTGACTGCTTTGCAGTTATATTGTTAACTCCAGCATTTCCTAATGAGGTTTCTGGCAATACCACATCTTCATCTAATGTTGTAGTAAAAATATATTCTGTTTGCATTTCTACGCCACGAACATAGTCATTGTTTGTCCAATAGTTATTTACTCCAGCATAGTGGGATGTAATCTGAGTTCCAAATTGACCACGCCCATGATCTAGGACTGGACCATTTTGAAGTCTTGTTACTCCCTGAAACGTTTCATAGTATGGTGTTGAATATATTCTTATCAAACCTGTAGGATATATCTTTCCATTAAATGGTAATGATGAAAAATACTTTTGATACTCCTGATTGCTGCTAATCCATACATTGCCAACTCCAGTTATAGAAAATTCCGCTGCATCATATCTTATAATTTCTCCATTAGAATAAAGATATCCATTGTATCTTGTTAGCCAATAAACATTTTCACCAAGATCAATTATATTATTTGTAACAATACCACCAACTACAATAGGCAAACCTGAACCTATGTCAGAGTTTAGTGGCATAGCCCCAAGAACATAACTTCCTTGTTTAGAGGCCAACTCATTTATTGTTTTTGTAGAGTCTGTTCCAGCAACCTCCCAAAGTAAAGAAGGTTTATATATCCATGTTTTTTCTTTATCAATCATAGTTGATTGACGAACTGACCCATAAGATCTTTGAATGTACCTAGTTGTATAGTTGATTTTACCATCATTATAGATTTTTTTATCTTGTGATGCTATTGAAATAATATTAGGAAGGTTTCCAGAAGTAGAATTTTCTATTACACCAGAATCAGTCTGGTTATTAGATCCAGATAAAACAAAATCAGTTGCCCTCTGGTCTATGCTTGGCATCATATAATCTTTGCTCATTACAATAAAATTATTATATTCATCAAAGAACATCGCAGTCTGTGTTGAAATTGCTAACTGATTTAAAACTTCAGCAACATTTTGATCTGGTGGAACAAAAAAGTATGGAATTATAGGATCGTTTTCATCATCAACACGCTTAAAAACATAATTACTAAAACCAATATAATCAAGAAGCATTGATACGGCATAACTTAAAGATGTCTGTGTCGTAAGTAGTCTTGGTGCTGGCATTGATTCAAGGAAAAAGAAAAAATCTCTTAACTCTAAAGATAGCGTTGCTGCGTTAACATCTGCTTGTGGAATTCCTTCAGAATAAAGTGTTTTTATTGGAACAGAATATTCGTCGCCATCAACATCTAAAATTGATTCATAAAAAAGAAACTTAATGTTTTTTCTAATATATTTTGAAATTATACTAGAACTATTATTTTCATTAAATGCTTGATCGTCATCAAATAAAGAAAGTGATCCAGTTGATGCAAGTAGTTGTCCTACTGGTAAAGATGTAATCCCTATGTCTGAAAGTATTTTTTTTATACTAAAATCAATAACTTTGTCAGAAATATCAACAACAAGCCTTGGAGATATTTCTATTAAATCAAAAGTACAGTCAAATTTGTTCATTGTTTCTACAACAACTCTAATTCCACGAATATAAGAAAACTCTCTATATGTTGTTGAATTATTTGCATCATTTATAAATAAATCAGGACTTGTTAAATCTTTAACTAGTTTTGTTGATCTGTCTAAGACTCCAGAGCCTAAGTCCCAGCCATACTCAGGAATAAAAGTGTCATATTCCTGGTTTGCTCCATCCCAAATATAAAAAGTACCACGCTCATTTTGATTTTCAATAACTAAATATGCATATCCATTTAAAGATATTTCTGGAAGCAATGTTGCAGATGATAGTGTTTCAGCAAAGAAAAAACTTGAAGCATATTGATCTGGTATCTTTAATCCATATTCTAACTCAACATATCCATCTTCTGGAATAATTGCAGAACCATCATTACGAACAGAGTTTTCATTAAAAGAATAAGCATCAGTCCAGTTATCTCCATGCAAATATTGAATTTTCCATCTAACTGGAGTTGTTTTATTAGAGTTTCCATACAGTGGATCTGGCAACAATCCAGACTGAGTTGTAAATGTTCCTAGATTTGCCGTTCCAACATTTGTTTGCATTTTAACAACAATTCTATTTGCTGGAACATTTTCTTTATAAACTACAAATGGAACAGCATCATCAATATAGTTTAATCCATTAGATAAAACATTAGAAATTCCTCTTTCAATATTATTTTCTGTTCTAAATGATGACCAATATTTAAACTCATCATATCTTGATGGCATATAGTATCTTGGTCTTTGTGACATCAAGGCACCTGAATTTGCAAGGTATCTATTATTAAAGTAAGAGGCTTTATTAATTCCAGAGCGTGGTCTAAAAGGTTTTGTACAATCTTCTAAAGAATATATCATCTTCATTTTTTCTTTATTTGATGTAAATAGTTGTGGAACTCCAGAGTTATCAAACCCTCCATCTATAACCGTATCTGCATCAGTTGCACCAGTATAGTAATTTCCTATGTCTAAATTATCAAAAGTTAATGGAAGCGTTCTGTATTGAACATCTGAACCAGTTGGTCTATATCTATAGTTTCCAAGTTTAAATATATTGTCTGGCATATTCATATTCCACTCAGCCAAAACCAATGACTGTAAGTGTATTGTTGAAGATGTTTCTAAGTGTGTCTTTAATGTTTCACTAACAAACATTTAGACCTCTTCCAGAGTTACCGAAATATTCCAAAGATCGTGGTTTGTTCCACCACGTTTTACAACAGAATAGGAAAAGTCTGCAATATAAACCTGCATTATTTGATTATATTGTGCAAGGTGTCCATATGCTGCATTATCTTTACCAAAATTTGAATACTTATCATATGCTAAAAACATCCAAAATGGTCCTGTATGATTTTCATACCAATCAAGAAGTTCTACTCCTCCTGCTCCACCATCAGATGTAAACTCTCCAGTTGCATTTTTATAAGGGGATTCTCCATCCTCATCAAATGCTGCATCTTGGTAATATCCTCTTGATGGAAGATTGTTCCAGGAAACAGACATAGTTAGTTTATCTGCAATATGATACGAACGCATACGTCCATTGATGGTTCTCTGTCTTTGTTCTATTCTAGTTGGGCTAAAACTTAGTTCCCCCCTATTATGGTCAGAAAGAATAATAAACTGATTAATCAAGTCTGTATCAGTAGACTCGTCATAATTGCCTTGAAGTTCATAGCCAGTTGGCACATATACCCCATTAACGAGTGTGCCAGGGTTCTCAGACCATAAGAGGGCCTGGGGGCGCTGATACCTACGTCTACCCGTTAAATACGCTGCTGTAGCCATTTAAGCCCTTTGACTCCTTATTCTCTGTGCATCAACATTTTTAATTTCTGTCATAACCGCCCTTGCAATATCGTTAGGGTTTGAATTAGATCCATTAACGTTGATGCCTACACTATAATTATACACTGCCGTTGAGTTATTGTTTACGTTTGCTGAATTCATATTTGTCATAGGCATAACTGAAACACTTGACATTTGTGGATAAGATTGAGAGACCAAGGTAGATGAAATATTATTTGTTCCTGATGAGTATTTAGGACTTGATAAGCCACCAAGCATTGATGGATATTTAGATCCATTCATTGCTGCAAGCATTGGACCAAAGGCTTTAGTTGCTGATTTATTCATTACAAACTCTCCAGGGGTTAGCATTGCTGGAACGGTATCAGATCCTATAGCCTTTCCTCCATTTGCCATGTACCCTGGAACTATGCCACCATAATTCATTGGCATTATCTTACCGCCATAGGCTCTAGCCTGCACTCCTCTAGTTGCATATCCCGCTGCTTGTGCAGCAAACTGTTTCTTTTGTATCTCGATTGCTGCAAGTCTTGCTGCCTCTGCTTTTTGTGCTGCTATATAATCTTTAGATGCTTGGTCTCCCTTTTTTGCTGCTGCTGCAATTGCAGCCTGCGTGTCTGCTACTGCCTTTGCTAGTGCTGCTCTAGTTGCTGCTGCTTCTGCATCTGCCTTTGCTTGTGCTGCAATGCTGGCTGTTAATTTGTCTTCTGCTGCTTTTGTTGCTGCATCAGTTGCAATGGTTGCTGCATCTGCTGCTGCAGTTGCTGCTGCAACTTGTGCAGGAGTTAATGGTGTTACGGCTGGTGGAATAAAAGCACTTGTTGGTGAATACTTTGCATTATTAATTTGTGAAAGCGCAGCAGCGATTGAGTCTACAATCTCTTTCATACTCTTAAGTGGACCATTATTGATTTCAGTTAACTTATTCTTATAAGCATCAAGTGCAATTTGAATCTTTTCCCATCCCAATTTTTCTTTTTCAATTGCAACAAGTTTTGCATCAAGAATTGCTTGATTTTTATCAAGTTCTTTTTGAAGTCCATCAAGAATGCCTTGTGCTGATCTAAGTTGATTATTTTTTAAACCATCAATAACTGTTTCAATATTTCTAATATCTAAAAGTTTAATCTCTCTTAGTTCTGTTATATCATAAATTTTATCTTCTATTACAAGAACTGCTTCTTGAGCAATTTTTCTTTGCTGTTCAAGTGCAAAAGTTTGCTGACCAATTCTAAACTGTTCTGCTTCAATCTGTACTCTTGTCATACCGCTTGCTGAGACTAATGAATCAATTTCAGACTTTCTTGCTGCTGCAAGGAATTCTCCAGATGTACGATTTGCTGCGTCCGCTGCGGTTGAACGCATTTCATTTGCCATTTGCGCTGCTGCTGAAATATCTCCTTGAGATAATGCGTCAGCAAGAGAAATTCTTCTTTGCTCTTGTGCAGCAATATCTTGATTTAGTTGAGATATTTTTTGTAGTGCTTCTTCTTGTTTGTCATACTTTTCATTGATTGATTCAGCAGACTTATCAATTAATGTTAAGTCATTTGATAATATATTTGATCTATCTGATAGTGCCTGCATTGGTCTATCAAAATCAATTTCCATCTTTCTTTGCATATCCGAAATTTGTTCTTGAAGATCATCTAAAACATTTTGTCCAATATTTTTATCATATTTTAATGTAAAATTAATGTCATCAATCTTATCTTGTTGACTTTGAATATCATTATTTACTTGTTGAACTGCATCTTCAGCCAACTTGATCTTAGCCTTTAATTCAAAGTTTGCTAAATCAAACTGATTCTGTAATGTTTTAGCCTGTAGGTCAAGTGCAGAAATATTTGCATCGATAGCATCTTGTGTTTTTTGTTCAAAGGTTTCATACATTTTTGCAAGTTTGTCAACAAGGTCTATCTGTATTTTTGTTTTATTAATTAATTCATTTAATCCCTCAGTATCACCTGCAGCAATTCTTGATATTGCTAAAGCATTTTCTTTATTTTTTAATATTTCAATAATAACTGCTTGCTTTACACCAAGACTATTTAATTTTTCATATGCAGCAATAGATTTTTCTGAATCAAAAATATCTTTATCAAGTGTTTTAACTGAATTGGCAATAATTAATTTATTAGTTTTTTCTAATTCATCATTAAACTGTTTTTGTTCATCTTTGCTAAAGGTATTCCCCATGGCTAAATCTAATGCCAAGGCCTCATCTTGAAGAATCTTTAAAATAGAATCCATACTATATAGAGGTTTGCCTGAAGCATCAGTTGCGTCTCTTAGTTTTTTATATGTATCTATTTGTGCTTTTGCAGATTTATTAGATTCTTTTTGTTTTTGTAAAAATTCTGCTACTGTGGCTACCTTAAATGCCTCATTATATGTTTTTCCAACTTCGTTTAATTGATAGTTTGCATCAAATAAATACTTATATATTAATTTAAATTGTTCTGGGTCTAAACTCTTTAATAAATCAACAAGATTGGTGGCTAGAGGTATCTTAGACTGCTGCTCAAGTTTTTTCAATAAACCTTGTTGTTCATCAAGCATTGGATTTTTAGATTTTTTATTATCCTTGCCTAAAAACTTTTGTAATGATATAAGTGGATTTAAAGCATCAAGAGATGATTCTTTGATTAATTTTAATCTTTGTACTAGGTCATTTGCCCAGGATAGGTCTATCTTTGTTTTATCTCCTAGATCATTAGCATCAGGAACAACAGAGCCATCCTCAATTCCAGTACCCTTCCATTCAAGACCCATTGCCTTAAGAGCGTCTGTATATGCCTTTACACCTTCTGTAGATTTTCTCCATGCATCATACTGTGATGCTGCTGCTGCTCTTGCTGAGTCAACATAAAGCGTTGCTGGATCTTTTTGTTCAGCCTTTTTCATAAAGCCAATTCTTAATGTTTTTTCAATATCTGCTCTAACAGAGTCTGCATCCTTTAACATTGTAAATGCAAAAATTGCTTCAAATCTTTTTTCTGCAGGAAGTTTCATAAAATAGTCTATATTGCTTGTAACATAATCCAAGGTGGCATTGGCTGGCATTCCTGCTCCAGCAAGTTCTGTTTGATATTTTTGCAATAACTTAACATCAAACTTTCCATTAGGAAAACGTTTCTTAATTGCATCTATTTCTTTTCCAAATACAGCAAGACGATCAATATCGCTTTTATCAATTTCCATTCCCATGTTTACTGGGATTGAGTCTGGAGCCTTTGCATATTCTTCAAGTGCTGTAAGAACATTCTTAAGTTTTGCTGGATCATCACCAAGTAATTGGTCTGTTAGGTTTTGGAATCCCTTTTGTTTTGTAGTAGTTTCAAACCTTCCAAGAAGTGTTGATATTCTTGATAAAGTTTCTGGGTCAGAGTTTTCTAATGTAAATTTAATGACCTGATTTATTTCTTTGCCATTTCTTTCGGCAATGTCTTTAAGAAGCAACATTTGTTCTGGAGATATAGTCTTTGATTCAACTAGAAGAGATATTCTAATAACGTCTTCAATGTCCATACCCTGCAGTTCATTACCAAGAAGTTTTGATCCTATGCTATTATTCCAGGCTTCTTGCATACCAAGAATTGCTGCGTCCATAGTCTTTGCAAGCATTTTTTCATCTTTAGATTTAACTCCTGGTATAAAGTTAAACATAGCCCCAAGGTCGGTAAATGTTTCTCCTAGACCCTGAAGAACTCCTTCTGTATCATCTTTATAATTTCTTACAACACCAATATATGAATTTATAGTGTCTTGTTGTTTTTGAGCAAGGGCATCTAATCCTGCAGTTCTATTTTGTTCAAGTTCTGCAATTCTTGCAGTAATTCTTTCAATTTCTTTTAAGTTTGTTGTTCTATCTTTTTCAAGAGAAAGGTTTGCTATCTGAACATCATACTGATAATTTAATGCATCGGCAGACTGCTGAATGGCTGCAAAGTTTTGTGCTGCAACTCCTTGTAGAGTTCCTGCTGCTGCTCCGATTGCCTCTGCTTCTTTTCCTCTTTGGAATATTCTTGTTGCAAGTGTTCCTATTGCAGCACCTGCTGCTATAAGTCTTCCTACAGGAATTGCCGACATGGTTGCAGACATGCCAGTTACTGCAGTTCCTGTAAGTTGAGCCTGAGCAGCAACTGCCATTAATGAAGAACTATATGCTTTTGCTGCAATTAAGCCACCAGCAGTTGCGCCAGCAGCAAGACCTCCTACTTCTCCCATGCTGTAAATTCCTAGTTGGTCAGATCCTACAGTTTGGAAGTTTTGTGCTGCGGTATCAAATCCTGTTTGATTTGCTCGGATTAACTCAAGTTGAACCTTTAAAGGATTTTTTGCAAGGTCTCGTCCGTCTGGACCAAGGATTTGCATTAATTGACCTTGCATCTTATATTCTAGATTTGGATCCTTAAGATCTCTTGCCATCTTTGTAATAATTGATTCTGCCTCTAGATAAGAAAGTACTCCTTGGTTTACCGCAGATGCTAGTTGTGCAGTAGAAATTTGTCCAGCAACGGCAGACTCATACTTCTCTGAAAGTTTTGTAAAGTCATCTTTAAACTTTTTACCAGGCTCAGATCCAAGGAAGTTTTCTCCAAATTCTTGACTTGCAGCACCAGATACAGTTGTTCTTCCCAACCTCTTTTGCTCATACTCTTGAGTAATTGATACTTGTCCAGTTATTGATCCAAACTCTTCCAATTTTTTAGTTGTCATCGAGAATGACTCAGCAAGTTTATTACCCTCTATAATTGCTTTTTTAATTTGTTTAGACTGCATAATTAATATACCAGCATATCCCAAAGCAACTCCTGCAAGAAGTTTAAATGGTGTGTTTAATATTGGCATTAACATTGCAAGCATTGCAACTCCACTTAGAGCGCTCATGTTTCTTGCCATCATACCGTCGGGATTTGTAGAAGCCTGTGCCATACCCATCATAGGAAGCATAGAGGCAGCCATTCCAATACCCATATTCTTACCCATGCTATTCATCTGCTTTAACTGACGAGCATTCTTTAACTCTTCCTTGGTCATTGTTGATGCAACTTGAGCATTCTTTGTTGTGCTATCTGTTGCTGCATCTACTGCTGACGTAGTAGAAGCAAAAGATGCTTTAACTTTTGATCCAGCGTTCTTTACACCTTCAAGTGCGTTGGATGCTAGTCTTGACTGTCTTGCAGCCCTTGCTGTTTCTGTTGCAAAGTTTGTGATTGACCTCATTCCTTTATCTGTAATTAATGAAGTAGCAGCATTTCTTACTCTTCCTCCAGATGAAGTAGGCTCTTGTATTTTGCCGAAAGCATCATATCCTGGTGGATATACAGGAGTAACTGGTCCTGCATACTTTCCACCTTCTTTTAGTGATGCTGGGTAGCCATCCCAACCAACATTTGACTCTGCAAAACCAGGAACATTATCAGCAATCATTGAACGAATAAGTGGCATATACTTTTCAGATTGCTTTGCAGGAATTACTGCTTCTCCTGGTGAAAGCATTGCAGGTTGAATATCTCCAGCACCCTTTGGACCAGGTACTGAAACAATACCTTCTGCTAATTCAAGAGGAGCCTTTACCTTAGAGTGAACTGCGTGTAACTTGGTCCAATCAACACCTAACCCAGCCTTAAGTCTATCAACCATTCTCTGATATACAATTTTTTCAACTCCTGTTGTTAACCCAAGAGAAGCAATAGTCTTTTCTAATCTTGGGATAGTTGCATTAATCTCAGCAATCATTGCATCTTGATATTGCTGTGGTGTCATAGATCTTGCTATATCGGCAGTATTTTCAGCAAATTGTTTTCTAGCACCACCCTTGACTCCAAGAAGATTGATCATTGCCTGTTCTTCTAGAGATGGCATATTAAACTTAAATTCTCTTGCTCCTGAAGCCTTGCCAAATACTCCAGAGGCACCTTGATCTGCTACATTTGATCCAAATACGTTTGAAGGAGATAAGTCTTTGTCCCCTCTTACTGTTGAGGCAAGAAGTTGTGTGAAGTATTCTTCCTTAGAAAACTTAGTTCCTCCAGTTGCAAATTTTGGATTGTATGGAGACTCAAGAACAATAATTTTTCTCTTGCCAGTAAGGTCTGTTGGATCAATCATTGTTCTGATTGTTTGTTCTGGAGCGTCTAGATCTTTAAAGGCACCTCTAGTAATTACGGTGCCTCTTTGTTCTGCCAGTGCTGCCTTTTCATCAAGAACTGGTTTAACAACAACAACTTGTCCATTTGGCTTTCTATAAACTCCACCAATACCTGGTATTGGGAAACTGTGGCCTGTGAACTCTTCTAACTTTACTCCAAAGTTTGTTGGTGGAGTATCTCTAAATTTACTTGATCTTACACGGGCATCTATCTGTTGTGCAATTGCTCTATTTTTTGCAATAACCTTAAATGGTATTGGCATTCCTAGAGAAACTACGCCACCTGCAAGTCCAGGAACGCCTGCTCTTGGTAAAGATCTTATTTCATCATTACTTACACCAGCATCTTTTAACAATGAAAGTTGATTTGTTTTTGCACCAAACTTCTCATAGTATCCAGTAGAAAGTCTTCTATCTAGCGTTGCATGAACAGCCTTTTCAATTGCAGATCTTTTAGAAGCAGGCTTATCTAAAATCATCTTAAGCGCTGCTTGGGCTTGATCTCTTCTAGAAATATGCATTCCCCCCGTAGAGGTTTGTGCTATATCTTGGAAAAATTTATTAAAAAATGATTGCTCTTCAAATACATTGCTTGGTGCATTTCTTTTATATTGCGTTAATCCTGATAGTTCATCAACTTGCCTATCTGTAAATCTATGGCTAAGTGCTGGTGAGTACTTAAACTCTTTAGCATTTGCACCTTGAGCACCTTGAATTGTTAGTAGGTCTTCTTGTGTTAATCCGTATGGGTTTGCTTTATTTTGTGCAAGAAGTTTTAAACTTTCAATTTCATCTTTGTGGGTTTTAACAAGTTCTTTATAAATTGGAGAATCTTTATACCTTGATCTTAAAGACTTAACTTCTTTTACAACTGGTCTCGTCTTGCTTGCATCATATTTTTGCAACTTTGAAAAAACTAATTTTGGTGTTAATACACCACCTCTTTCAGCAATTTTTCCTTGTAATCTTGTTCTTATTGCATGTTCAAGTTTTCCTTCAGTTGTATCGGCATAGCCCTTAACTGAACTAACTGGACCACCAGGAAGTCTACCTTTAGACTCTAACCAGTCTTGGTTATCCTTTAATAAAGTTTTTAATTCATCAACATTTTCTCTTTTTACCTTAAACGATTGTGATCCTGCTGTGACAGTTACTAATCCATCTGGACCCTCATCAAATCTAATACCAGAAAGTCCAGGTCTTGTTAATGATCCAGATGCTATTGAAATAACTGGGGCCTTTGCTCCAATTACTCCTCTTGTTGATATAGCCCTTGCAGTTGCTGGCATTGCACCAAGTTTTCCAGCCATAAAACCTGGAACCTTGTCTTGAATAATCTGATTAATAAACCCTGCATACTTTTGTGTTTGCTTTGTTGGAATAACAGATTCTCCAGGTGAGAGCATTGCTGGAACTACGTCTCCTGCTCCCTTTGGTCCTGGAACAGATGTTGTTCCTCCAGCAAATTTCTTAGGAAGAATCATGCCACCTCTAGGCATAAACATGCCTGGGTTATTTGCTGCAAATGCTCCCATAGAGGCTGTAGCCCTAGTGTAAGCACTTGTTAGAGATGCTAGGGCAGATGCTTCTAAAGCATATGCTGCAGATAGTTGTTGATGCTTAGAGTAAAGGGCATTACTGATAGAGATGTTTTCTAATTCTTCTTGTGATAAATATTGAGTCTTTAATGCTGCATCAGTTGATCCCGCTGCAAGTTGTTGATATCCTTTACGAAGAACCTGAATACCCTTAACAGAGTTTGCAACAGCGTTTGCAAGCAAACCAAATGTCATTAAGAATATAGGTCCTAGTCCACCAACTACGACAGTGATAACTCCAATAGCCTTTTTTATTCCATCTGGAAGGCCATTAAACTTTTCTGCCATTCTTGTAATAAACTCAATTACTGGAGTAAAGACTTTAGCAAATAGTTCACCAATAGGTGCAATAGATGCTTTTAATCTTTCTACAGATCCAGCCAACTTATTCATTGGTGAATCTGCTTGAATTTTTAATTCTCGCTGACTTAAGATTGCAAGTTCTTCAACAGATGCATTAGTTAGTTGAAGAACACGAGCAGCCTGCGTTCCTTCTCTTCCTAAGTTATTTAAAAGTGCAGAAATTCTGGCAAACTGATACTTACCAAAAACTTTTTCAATTACTCTTGCTTTTTCAAGATCTGTTAATGGTTGTAATGCCTTTGCAAATCCAGTTACAGTATTTCTTAAGTTACCAGCATTTGCTTCAACAATTCCCTTAATATTAATTCCAACTGCTGCTGCTGCTTTAGATGCAGCATTACTTGGATTAATTAAAGATGCAAGACCAGACTTAAGTGCGTTAGCACCTTGTGCTGCACTAATTCCACCTTCTTGCATCGCAGCCATAAAGTATGCAAGATCTTTTACGTCTCCACCAAGTTGCTGAATAACTGGTGCAACCTTTGGAATTGCTTCTGTTAAGTCGTCAAGGGCTACAACGGTTTGGTTTTCAACTGCGTTAAGGAAATCAATTGTTCCAGCCATTGCTCCAGTGTCAATCTGGAAAGCGTTCTTTAATGCAATTGTAGTTTCTAGTGCTTTTTCTTGTGTTACTCCACCAAGTACTGCAAGTTTATTTGTTTGCTCTACAAGGTTTTGTAATCCCTTGCCAGAAAAACCTGCTGCAGCAGCATCTGCAGCCATTTTAATTGTGTCAGAAACTTTAAGTCCATATTTTGTATACTCATCAGCAAGATCACGAATATTCTTTAAAGCAGCATTAGTTGCTCCTTGGTCTGTAAAGATGTCTCCGTAAACCTTCTTAAATCTAATTACCTGAGTTTCAATTTCCTTAAATGTTTTAATTGCTTGAGCACCAAACAGCATAAGCGGAATTGTAAAACCAACCATAAGTTGGCGACCTGCCCACTGAGTATTCTTACCAAAGTTTAATAGTTTTGTTGAACCATCATCAATAAGTTTATTTAATATTTGTTGTTTTTGTGTTGCTACCATCAACTGGGTAGTTAGGTTTTGCATATTTAAAGATTTTGGAGTAAACTTCATGGCGTTCATTGCGCCCTGGGCATCTCGTCCTAATTGAACATATTGCTGCTGTAATGTCTTTACACGCTTATCAACTAACTTGCCAATAGTTTCAAATTCACGACCAAAAAACTTTCCAAAAGTCTTGGTAGATGCAGCGCCATATCTAAAATACTCTTTAAGTGATAGCCTTTGTCTATCTAGGTTTGTAGCAAACTGCTCAGAGGCAGTGCTCATTCTTGTCATTGATGCTGTCCACTGACCAGT